CAACTTCTTTCCGGAACACCAGAAGATAAAGAGAAAAAAGTATTAGATATTTTAACTAATAGCATACCTTTACATGAAAAAAACAAGGGAGAAAGTTTATATTTACATAATTACTTGTATGGTAACCAAGACATTAAAGACAAGAAGAAACATACAAGAACCGAAATAAATAATAAAAATGTTGAAAACTGGGCTTGGGCTTTTGAAGAATGGAAAAAAGCATTTTTATTAGGTAAACCAATTCAATATGCACCTCTTGATGATAAAGCAAATGAAGAAATAACAAAATTAAATAGTTACATAGTATATGAAGATAAAGATCAAAAAGACCAAGATATTTATGAAGACATATTTACAGTTGGTAGAGGTTTTAGATATGTCAACTATACAAAAACTAGTGAAGATGATGAGGCACCATTTGAATTAGTTAATCTTGATTTTCTTAATACAGAAGTTGTTTATTCTAGCTCAATAGGACATGAACAATTATTATCCTATGTTGCGACTTCAAAAAAATATATAATTCAAGAAGTTAATCCTGATACTGGCAAAGAAGAAGAACAAGCAAGATATTATAATGAATATACAGTTTATACAAGAAATAGTATGTATGTAATAGATGACAAAAATGGAACTTTACAAGTTGTTGAACAAGTTGTAGATAACAAAAAAGTAAGATCTATACCAATAGTTTACAATATACATTTAATAACAGAATATTATTTTAATAGAAGAAGAATGAGTTTTCTTGAAATATGTAAAGATATTTTTGATGATATAAACTATGTAGAAAATCTTGATTTAGATGACATAGAGGGATTTGTAAATAGTATTATGGTATTTACAAATGCAGAAGTTGATAAAAAAGGAATGGATCAAATAAAAGAATTTGGTGCTGTTTCTATTAAATCAACAGATCAGAAAAAAGCAAGTGTTGAGTTATTACAAAGCAGATTAAAAGCATTAGATACTCAAATATACTATTTAAGAAAGTTAAGTGCATTACATAGCATATTAAGTGTTCCTGAAGCAACTCAAAATGGCACAATAAGTGATGCCGAAACTGGTAAAGCAGTTTTAACAGGGCAAGGCTTTACAAGTGCAAGTGTTAGAGTTGAAAATGAAGAGAAAGCATTTAAAAAATGTGATAGAAATGCTTTAAAAGTTATTTTAAAGATTTGTAGAACAGTAAATGATGGTGGAATAAAAAATCTTAAAGTAAGTAATATAGATATTAAATTTAGTAGAGATTTAAGTGATAACTTACTTGTTAAAACACAAGCATTAAATAATTTATATACTTCTAATATCCCACCTGAAATTGCAAACGCAGTAATTGGATTATTTAGTGATCCGGTTGCAGTAACAAAACTCCAAGAAAAATACATTAAAGAAAAAGAACAATTACAAGATGCTTTAAATAAAATGAAAAATAATAATAACACTAATAAAATAAATGAGCAAAACAATAAAATACAAGATACACAAAATATACAAGAACAAGGGCAATAAGCCCTTTACATAGCGGTTGAAGTGTAATAGAAGCATATTAGGCTCATAACCTAACGGAGGGGTGCAATTCCCACAACCGCCACCATTAAGTTTTAACATTTGAACTTCACAAATGTTAGATATATTCTCTTGGGTTGGTAGTGCCTGTATTAATAACTACTGTAAGGAGGAATAGGAAAATGACAAGAGATGAAGCAAAAAAAATATTAGGAGAAGGAGCAACAGAAGAAGTAATTACAAACTTTCTAGATAATTACCATATTGAAGAAAGTGCTAAAGTTAAAGAACTTGAATCAAAAGTAAATAACTTAACACAAGAAAATAGTAAATATAGTGATTATGATAGTATTAAGAAACAACTTGATGAAATCAACAAAGCTAGTATGACAGAGCAACAAAAACTTGATGCTCAAAAACAAGAAATAGAAACTAATCTAAAAAATTCAAGAATAATTGTTAATACTGCTAAAGCAAAAGAAATTTTGGCTGGTCTTGATTTAGATGATGACATTATTTCTTTAGTAGTAAGTGATGATGAATCAAAAACTATTGATAGTGCTAATAAGCTAAAATCAAAGTTTGAAGTTCAAAAAGAAGTTGTTGCAAAGCAAACTAAAGAGAGTTTGACAAACTTGAATCTAAAACCTACTATTTCAAATGTTAATCAAAATGAAAATGTTATGACACTTAAAAAGTTTGAAGACATGAGTGCTGAAGAACAAAATAAGTGGTTAGAACAAAATCCTAATGGATTAAATAATTTAAGTTAATATTGAAAAGGAGAGATAAAAAATGGAAATTTACAGAGGAAAAATATTTAATGAAGAAGTATTTGAAAAGTACACAAAAACTTTACCAAGTACAAAAGAAAATTCATTAATCAAAAATGGTTTATTTACAAATGTAAATAAATACAAATCAAAATTAGTAGAGCAAACAGGTGGTTATGCAGTTGAAGAACCAATTAAAGGAAGATTAGGTGGAGATCCATCTAACTATGATGGAAGTACAAACATTGAAAAAGGAACTGAAAGAAAAACTTTTATTCAAAGAAAAATAGCTTATGGTAGAGCAAAGGCTTGGGGAGAATATGACTTTGCAACAGAAGTAACAGGAACTAACTTCAAGGCTGAAGCTCAAGAAGTAAAAGATTACTGGGACGAACAAAGACAAGCAACTGTTCTTTCTATGTTAAAGGGAATCTTCTCAATGACAGGTGGAGATGGAAATGCAAATGCAAATTTTGTATCTAAACATACTTACGATATAAGTGAAGAAGATGGAACTGCTTCTTATTTAGGTGCAGATGCTATGAATAGAGCTGCTCAAAAAGCATTAGGAGATAAAAAAGCTGCTCTTGATATTATATTTATGCACAGTGTTGTATCAACTAACCTAGAAGGATTAAACCTTATTAGTTTCTTAAAATACACTGATGCAGAAGGTATTGAAAGAGATTTAACTCTTGGAACATTCAATGGAAGATTAGCAATTGTTGATGATGAAGTTCAAGAATTAAATGGATATGATGAAGCAACTTCTGCAACAACAGGAGCATTAAAAGTTGTTTCAAGTTCACCAAGTGCAGGACAAATCTTATTAACTACAGTTCAAGGTAGTGACTTCTATCCAGCAGACGTTGCAGCAAACGATTATGTAGTTCCTGCTAAAAAATATGTTTCTTACGCATTCAAAAAAGGATTCTTTGAATATGAAGATTTAGGTGTTGAAAAACCTAATGAATTAGCTCGTGATGCTTATACAAAAGGTGGATTTACTGATTTAGTAACTCGTGTAAGAGAGATAATTGTTCCATACTTAATTTCTTATAAAGGAACAGGTGCAGTATCACCAACAAACGCAAACTTTGCAACAGGTTCTAACTGGGAATTAGTAAATGACCAAGATGGTGTTTCAAAGACTTATGTAGATTCAAAACTTATTCCTATTGTAAGAATTATTTCAAGAGGATAATTAGAATAACAAAAAAAGGAGAGATAATATGGAAAGTGCGACACAATTAGATCTATTAAAGGAAAGAATTGAATGTGACAATAATATTTTTGGTGAACCAATAAAATATTATGAGTTTTCAAACAATGAAAAGACTATATACACTTTAAAAAGTATTCCTGAAATAAATGATATGACTTATGAATATATCAACAACGAAATGATTGAATATAAAAAAATTGATAGTGTAAACACTCATGAAATTATAGAAAATCAAATAACAACTATTGTGTTGGATTCCATTGTAGTTGATGGAACTACATTTAATCCTACTGAAAATATAATAAATGTTTATGAAACATACATAAAAGTTCTTAAAAGACTTTTAGAAGATAGTAAATATATAGCACTTTCTTTAAGATTTCCTTATAAAGATTATTCAAATCTAGAATTGCCTAGTAAGTATTACAATTGGCAGTTAAGATGCTGTGAAGAAATATATAATGGTATAGGTAATGTAGGTATAAAGTCTTATGCTGAAAATGGTTTAAGTTGGACTAGAGATAGTGGGTATATATCTTATGAATTACGTGGTGAAATAGAACCAATGGTAGGATATATTGAAGTAGTTGATGATGATGAGTAATTTTAACTTTAAAAACAATATATTTAAAAATTGGAATAAAGATTTATATATTGCTAAAAAAAAGGCAGAAGTAAATGTTGATGATTATGGAAACGAAATAGTTAAGTATGATGAACCATTTTACTTCGGCAAAGTTAATTATCAACCATTAACAACAAAACAACTTGAAGCATACATAAGACAATATGGAGAAACAAATAATAATATTGTTAGTTGTTTAATAGATTATAAAGACAAAGACAGTTTTAGACAATTTGATCTTGCATACTTATATGATGCTAAACCAGAGAATGAAAGCAATTATGGTGATAATGCAAATTACATTGTAAGAGCATTTAAACCACAAAATACTAGAATAATGGTAATTTTAGAAGAAATTATAAAGGAGGAATAACAGCATGGAAAAAGTTAAAATAAAAGACATTAAAACTGGTGCTATTAAAGAAGTTAAAAAATCTTTAGCAGGTGATTATATAGGAACAGGTAAATTTGTTCTTATAAATGAAGAAGATAAAAAAGAAAGCAAAAGTTTTGTATCAAAAACTGATGAAAAATAAATATGTCTTTAAGTTTTAAACAAAGTGTAACAAAATTAAGTGATTTGGAAAAATATGTTGACTATGTAAAAAACTTATCTAAAATGCAAAATGATAGTAAATTCCAATTATACATACAAAAGAAATGTTTGGAAACTGTAAATAAAGTAAGCCAAGAAAGACTTTATACATTTACAACTACAAACGAAGATATGAGAGAGCAATATCTTGCTAACAATAAAATAAGAAATGTTGATAATGGCTTTATTATATATAATGATAGTTATGTTACAACAGATAATCCTAGTTATGCAGATGGCAAATTTAGTATTGCCCTTGCTTTTGAATATGGTGTAGGTATAATTGGAGAGCAAAACCCCAAACTTGGGGCTTGGTCTTATGACGTAAATGGCAATTTAGTTTTTGATGAACAAACTGGAGAGCATATTAGAGGTTGGTGGATTCCAAAAGAAAAAAATGGGAACAACCCTTATGTTAAAGAAAGCAAAAACGGGAATGCAGTTGTCACACAAGGTTATGAGGGAATGGAAATATATCGTTATAGTGCAGAAGAAATTAGAAAGCAATTACCTTTATGGGTTAAAGAATACATGAAAAAGAAAGAGGTGTAAAATATGATTGAAAAATATGAATTGATTTTTAAAGGATTAAAAGAATTTGTTGAAAGCAATTCACAATACAATGTTAGAGTTGTCAAAAACAACACAAACACCTCTTCCTATTTTCCTATTGTAGTTTGCCAATTAAGTAATATAACAGATACAGATTTTTGTACAATAGATAAGATAGAAAATCATAGAGAAATGTATTTAACAAACGACATTTATACACAGGATAAAACAGTTGGGAATACAAAAGTTGCTTCACAATTAATAAATGATGAAATAACAAAATTAATAATACAGTATTTTGAAAAGATAAATATGAGAATGACTATGTGTAGCATTACACCAAATCTTGACAAAAGTATTTTAAGAAGAACAATACACCATCAAGGTTTAGCAAGTCTAACTCGAAATAATATTATAAGGAGATGAAAGAAATGGAAAAATTAAAGTTAAATATTCAAATGTTTGCTTACAATACTGTTGAAGATAGAGCATTATCAGAACACAGAGGATCTGCTCTATTATCAAAAAAAGCAAATGGTAAATATTCATTATTTTTACCAGTAGAGGGAACAGGTGAAAATGGAAGTTCACCAGCACAACTTGATAAAACAGCAATAGGAAATAAACAAGCAACAAGTGTTGAAGGAAGAAAAGAAAACCCTCAAAAGAACTTACCATTCTTTGTGCATAGAGATAATCTTAATATTCTTGAAGGTGTTGAAGGTAAGGTTGTTGAATTTTTAAGATTACTTCCAGACTTTACAGGATTCAAATATAGTGGAAAAGTTAGTTATATGATTAACAACACAGACGTTGGATCATTAGAGCAAGGACAATTAACAATTACACCTGAAACAAGTGATGAATATGTTGAAGATTGCTATGATTTAGTAGAAGATACAGCAGTATTTACAAGTGCAATTGATGAAGTTATTGAATTAACTGCTGCATCAGGAGATAATCATACAAAAGTATATACATTAACAACAGATCCAGCAGATGCCACAATTACTTCTTCAAGTGCAGCAACAGGTGTAGCTACTGCTACAATGGGAACAAGTGCAGATGCAAATAAATGCACAATTACTGCTGTTGCTGTTGGTAGTGCAATAGTGACATTAACTGCTGCAAAATCTGGTTACAACTCATTTAAGAGAACTATACTTGTTATAGTAAAATAATTCAACTAGATTAAACGCACAAAATAAGCCAAAATACGAAGATTACACCAAAATAGTATATTTATATTAAATTGGTGTAAATCTTCTTATATTAGGCTAAAAACAACAAATAAAAGGAAAATAGGAGATAATTATAATGAAAAGGAATGAAATAATAGAATTAAATGGTACAGAATATACTCTTGAACTAAATAGAGATAGTTTTGTACAAATAGATAGGGCTTGTAATTATCGCAAGTCAATGCAAATAATATATAGGGATATGTATGATTATTACGACAATGCAGAGTTTGATGATAGTTTTAATCCTGAATTACTTAAAATAAGTGATGAAGAAATTGAAAAAGATATAGAGTTAAGAAATGAAACACTAAAAAAATTAGTAGAAAGAGCATTTTTTATATGGTTATATCCAAATCATAAACTTAATATAAGTCAAATTAGAGAAATACTAAAACCATATTTAGAAGATGAAGAAAAATCTAAATGGTTAATGACTGAAACGGGTAAGTATTTACAAGAAAGTGTCGAAATAAGACAAGCATATACAGATGAAAGAAAAAACTTGAAAGCCCAAATCAACAAGAAGTAGTAGAACAAGAAGAAGATATATTAAAGAAATATAATTATTCTTATTATGAATACTTTTGTAATTATCTTTTTCCACAAGCAATAGAGTACGGTATGAGTGCAGAAGAATTTTGGAAAGATGATCCACAATTATTCGTTTCTTATCGTACTTTTTTTCTTAATAAGAAAAATAGAGAAATGGAAGAACTTGATTACGAATGTTGGTTACAAGGGCTATACAATCATGATGGAAATGCAAAATTATTCACTTCTTTAAAACAATTCATAAGTAATATATTAGCAGGAATGTTTAAAGGTAAAAAAGATAACACAAAAATAGATACATATCCAATTAAACCTTATGGAGAATTACAAAAAGAAAAGGAAGAAGAAAAGAAATTACAACAAAGTAAGCAAAAATACAAAGATTTTGAAAAATCTTTAGTTTATTTTGGTACTTTAAAGAAACAATATATAGAAAAGATAAGAAAGAAAGGAGAGTGAATAATAAATGAATGATGAAACTAAAATAAAATT